CCAGCAGATATGCCCATGGGTATATCTGAAGAAAACGAAATGGCTGATGAGCAAGAGCAGGATATGGGCATTGCTAGATCATGGCTGCCTGAAATCAGGGAAATAATTAGTGAAAATTCTCCTGTAGAAGAGGAATTCTGATGAAAGTTACAAATAAAATGGATGGGGATGCTTTTGTGCAGAACCTTGCGAGTAACGCCTACGCACGCAAAGATAATCACATAATTATCGCGCAGGCTACTGTAGATCTTAAAGACGAGGCAACCCAATCAGCTCAAGCATATTGGATGATGGGGTGGACTTGGGATGAGATTGAATCTGTGTTAGAAGATTCCGAATATCCAAAAAATGTAATTACTTATGCAGTAAAAGAAACTAAAGAGTACGCCAAAAAAATATTGAATGAAGGGCCATTTTCTGTATTGAAAACTGGCCAAAGTGTAAAATTAATCAATGGATCAGTTGGAACACTGGAAGAAAAATGTGCAGATAGTATTGCTGTAGCTATACGGGGCATTGGCACAGTACATGTCAATGCAAGTCAGTTAAACCTTGTAGACACTGAGAAACTTCGGGAAGCCTACTATCTAAGAATAAAGGCTGCACATATGCTTTATAAACTTTCTACTGATCAGCTTGAGCAGATCTCAGTGGAAAGTCAAACAGTAACACCCGCTGTACACTCAGTGGATACAGCATTGTCTACAATGGAGAGTATCAAGCAAAATACCGATGAAGTGAAACGTGAGGCAACCCAAATTCATACCAATTGGGAAGCTAGTATACAAAAATGGGAACCTAAGTCCGAGGAAGAAAAGACTTTTGCGCAGTATATGCATATAACATTAGCTGGGGAGAAACAACTAGACTCTGAGGTTAAGGAATTATTTCATAACCAACTGTACAATACGCTTGCAGCTTTGGATGACATGTTACGTAAGGGCGCGACTACAGATGCAGATGTTATTAATTTTTTAGATACTCAATTTCCCGATATTGCGGCAAAGATAGAAGGGCATCTTTATGGGATTAAACAGCGTAATGCCGCAGCGAGGGAATATGTGCAGCAATTTACAAAATTTGGAAAGTATGATGCAGATTGGAAAAAGACTGCCGTGCAGTGGGCAACAGCATCTTGGGCAACTACGAAGGAATTTATGAGTACATGGGAAACCTTACTAGCTCCAGAGATTAAAAACGGCATCCAGCTTATCTCATCGTTTTTTAGCACTATAAATAGTCAACAAACTAAAGAAGCGATTCAAGCTGCTTTACGGACTATTTAGTATAATAGAAACGAGGGTACAATGTATCTATACTATGATAGAGTCTCTAAGATGTTCACATTGGATGCAGGCGATGATAACATTGTATTTCTAGGGCCTATGACTCACGCCTTGGTACTGCTTCGATCATACGGACTTACGGAATCACAGGCCAGAGAGGCCGCTTTGCAAGCTATGTTTAATATGGGTGCTGCGGTTGATCTTGCCATTATTCAGAGAATTGCTGGGAATGAAAGCAGGTTCTTCCGCCGAAATGTGGCTTGATGTCCCTAAAGTGTCGGTTGATCCGGGTGGTGCTGCGGGGGTAGGATTCACACCCCCATGTGAGATTACAGACATAGTTAAATTTGTAAATGGAGTCTGCCCATTTTCGGGTCACAGTGATTGTAGAGATTGTATTTCAAATGAGTTTGATGCGGAATGTATATGGTTACTACTTAACTCAGATAAATTCGGATTGTCTTAATGGCTAGAAAAGTAAAAAAGAAAGCAGCTAGAAGTAAAAAGTATATAGCACCTATGCTTCATAGCCCGAATACCATTCAGACTAAGGCACATGGTCGTATTCGTCGTACAGCCCAAACTTATGGGGGAAGTTCTGGTGCAGGGTCTACTCTTCGTGGTAGCGGGCAATCTTTGGCACAGTCGCCCCTCTACTATGATTATAGATGGTCTACACCGGATAAGTTTTACTTCCCGAAAAACAGAGTAGTAGCAAATTCGATCTGGCGGGAAGTGTATAAACGAGATCCGGCTGTTGCTACTGCAACGGATATGTATGCAGAACTCCCATGGTCACAGTTCGATCTTATGGGAATTGACGATAAGTACGTTCGCCATGTGTACGAAGATATGTTCACTGCTTTAAACTTAGTTCCTAAGTTTGCTGCTTTTACTCGTGACTATATGGTAACTGGAGAGTTAGTTCTCCACAATATTTTTAATTCAACCAAAGGAATATGGGAACGCACCATTCCACATAACCCCGATTATGTCAAGGTAGACGGAATAGGATTAGCAATTGAACAGCCATTGCTATCACTCCTGCCCACTCCAGAAATTAAAAGGCTGATTAATTCGACCGATCCTAGAATTAGAAGGTTACAAAAAGTCATACCAAAAGAAATTATAAATGCGTTTAGGATGAATAGGGAAGTCCCGCTAGACGCACTAAATACTACGTATTTGCCACGATTGAACTCTTCTACAGATATACGTGGTACATCCTTGTACACCCGGCTGTTCCGGGTTATTATGTATGAAGATTTTATTGTAAACGCTAGTCTTGCAGTTGCCCAGAGAAATGCTGCTCCGTTACGCATATTCAAATTAGGTGATCCAAATAGCGGTTGGTTACCTGATGAGGATGATGAAGCAGCGTTTGCAGAAATGCTGTCCATGGCAGAAGCTGACCCACTGGCTGCTATTATTATGCACCATAATGTTACAGCAGAATTAGTGGGAGTTTCTGATCGTGTTCTGCTAATTTCCCGCGAATGGGATTTTATCGAACGAGTTAAATTACTTGGCTTGGGAGTATCTAAATCTTTCTTAACCGGGGAGTCAAGTTTTGCCAGTAGTATTGCAGGGTTGCAAACGTTGATGCAACGGTTACAATCACTGCGTGAGCGGTTTGAGAATGACTGGATTATAAAAAAGATAATCACTCCGATTGCCGAAATCCATGAATTTTACAAAAGGTCAAATGCTGAGATAGAACATAGAATCAGAATTAAGCGTCCAGTAGAAGAAAGAGAATTAATCATTCCTAAAATAAAATGGCATAAAAGTTTGGAAGCAACACAGGATGTGGCTATTCTAAATATATGGAGAGATTTGAAGGAACGAGGAATTCTTTCTGAGCGTACCTATGCAGCAGGTGCAGGACTGGATCAAGATACTGAAAGAAAGAATGTCTCAGAGGAACGAACATACAAGAAGGAACACCCTGAAATATATGGGGTTCCAGCGCCACAAGCTCCTGTTCCTGGTAAGCCTGGTGCCCCCGGTGCCCCTGGTGCGAAGCCAGGGGTTCCTCCCCCTCTTCCAATGCCTGCAGCCAGTGCACACCAAAATAAGTATGGTTCTAAGAATCCTTACATGAAGAATAGTCGAGAGGAACTAGAAACTAGATTAGCTGATATGTCCGATACGGAGAATAAAGTAGATGTTCGAGATGTGTTGGAAACAATTGATGACTTAGAGTTTGAAGAGGGGTCGAATCGCCGTGATGATCTTCTCCTGCACGACATGCCAATCATAGGAAACGATTTCCTTTCTGGGAAATAGTCTATGAAATTGAAAAATATTTTTGTACATTGCTCATCCTCCCCATGGGGGGATGTTCTGATATTTGATGAGTGGCATAAAAAACGTGGCTGGTGTTTTCCTTTGCACACGGAAGTATTAACAGATAAGGGATGGAAGGATTATCATCAATTTGATCTTATCCAGCATAAAGTAGCTGTTTACAAAAAAGGAATAATTACGTTTGAGTATGCGCATAGAATTGTATTTAATGAACAACAAGAAACTGCCAGAGCAGTATCATTAAATGCTGATTTTGAATTTAGTCTAGATCATAGCGTTTATACTAGTACTGGGGGGAAAAACTCGTTTAAGATTAGAAAATGGGGGGATGAAATTAAATCTCGAAAAGGCAATAACGTAGTTAAAGTTGCTGGTACATATCAAAGTAATAGCGATAATTGTTTATATCCTAAATATATTTATGCATTAGCCGCGTTTATTGCCGCTGATGGTTGGTATTATAAGAAAAATGGTGAGATTAATGGAATAGGTATAGATACTAAAAAAGAACGAAAAGCTAAATATATAAAAAATTTATTAGATAAATCCAAAGTTGCCTATACACAACCGAAAAAGAGGGGCTATTATCGGTTTAGAATATGCAAAAAAAGCGTACAACCTTTCATTAATATTTTAGGTAAATTCAAGCAGCTATCTTATAATCTCTTACACCTTCCTTTAAATTTTAGAGAATTTATTATTTCTGCGTACACAGAATCAGATGGATGGAATAATACACATACAGCGAAAGGCAGAGTAAAAGATCATTATAGTATGTTGTATTCTACTTCAAAACAAAATATAGATGTCTTACAAGCGCTGGTGGTGACATCAGGTAAACGTGCCACGCTAAAGAAAACTGAAAATACTGAACCTACACGCCATCCTAAGTATCATCTTAGTATTGTGGATAAAGATAATGTTACTCTTGATCTTAGAACACGGTCAATTAGTTACAGATGTCAACCTACGTGGGATGTGGATCTAGGCAACAAGTTACTTATGATTAGGCATAATGGTATGGTTTCTGTTACGCACAATTCTGGGGTAGGTTATCACTATATTGTATTAAATGGGCGACCCTATGCTGATGTAGTCTATTGGGACTTTCTGGACGGGCAGATCGAGCCTGGAAGACACCTCAATGATGACCCTATCTTTACTGCTGATGAAGTTGGAGCACATGTTGCTGGGCGTAATTCTGATAGTATTGGTATTTGTTTAGTAGGTAGAAATACCTTTACAAATAAGCAACTCGAAGCAGCGAAAGAGTTACTGAAGATCTTGACGGCACATTTTAATCTCACTTTAGCTGATGTTCTGGGACATTATGAAGATCCAAATACGGACAAAACTTGCCCGAACATTCCGCTTTCAGCCTTTCGGGATTTCTTGTATGATACTATCAGTGTAGATAGTTTGCAACGATGCATTGAAGACCAAAGAGCCGTGAACTATGTTAATTTGGAAAAGAAAAATGAAGCGGAGTGGTACAAAGCGTGGTGGTACAAAGCGTGGAAAGAACGTAATGATCATTAGCAAAGAAAAGGTAGATCATTTTTGGGAAAATGTAGTTTTAAAGAATTTTCCTAAAGCTAAACTATGTGTTAAAAATAAAAATTGGTTCATGCGGATTTTAGGAGTTGTTTTATTTTTTAATCCTTCCTTTATGCGTGATTACATTACTGTAATAGGAACTACTATTTATGTACCCACGGATACTTGGGTGGAAGACAATCCATCTGGTGCTCTAATTGTACTTGCGCATGAATTTGCGCATATGTGGGACAGGACACACGGATATAATCTGTTTTCTTTAAAGTATCTTTCTCCCCAGATATGGGGGCTGTTCAGTTTTTTTGCATTCTTAGGATTCGTAAATTTGTGGTTTTTACTTTTCCTAGTATCAATTGTGTTTTTAGTTCCCTGGCCCTCCCCATGGCGCACATATATCGAGGCTAATGGATATGCGATGACAATGTATATGCGACACCTTATTCTGTATCCTAAGTATAATAAAGAGGCAGAGGCCACAATGTTTACTAAGGACTGCTTTGTTAATAAAGCGTACTATTGGATGTCCTGGAACAAGTATAAAGTTAAACATATGCTTATAAATAGGTATGATTTGCTACCCCAGACACATGCTGGGTTCAATGTAGTCCACACTTGGGCGGTTACTCAACTACAATAATTTCTGAGAAGACGTGCGTAAATTAATTAAAGATCCTGCTACTTTGACTCTTTCACCTAGCAAAGTTGACACGTTTAACGGTTGCCGCCGTCTTTTTCTTTATAAGTACCTGGCACCCCCATTTATTTTTAAAGAGAATAAATATTTTCTTATTGGAAATATTGCCCATAAAGTATTAGAAAATCTACATAAGAAACAAATGGGTTGTTCAGAGTATAACTGGAAAAAGGAAATGGGGAAATGTTTTAAATCCGCAATTAGGACTTATAAAGCATATAAGAAAGTAGACGAAGGTTTAATTACCAAAGATGACTTGTATGCTATAAAAATAATGTTATCTAAATATCTGATGTATTTGAAAAATAGTGATACTCCTAATGTATTCGAAGTGGAAAAATTGGCTAAGATTACATTTGATGGTGTGGTAGTATGGTTAAAAGCTGATAGAATAGATGATTTAGGTGAGAATACGTACAAGGTTATTGATTATAAATCAGGCAGACCAGCTACTAAAAAAGCTGAATTAGCTTCTGTGCAGATTCCTTCCTATGGGATTTGGTTGAGACAAATGCTCCCTGATGCAGATGTGATCAAGGGACAATATCTTTATTTACGTTATATAGATTCTAAAAAGGGTATTCATAGTTACGACATTTCTGACGAAATGATGGATGAAGCAAAAGAAAAGTACATAAAAGTTAATCAGGAGTTGAAGAATAATTGCCAATTCGTGCAGAATTTTAAGTATAAATATTGTTACTCGTGCGATTTTAGACAATATTGTGTAAAGGATAATAACGATGGCATTTCATAAGACCGGCATAATTCCGATTGAAAAAGTCAAATGTAACTGTGGCCACGATATTAAGGGGCACATACATAAATGCCCACAGTGTGGGAAATCATTGGTACCTGAAAATCTGCAAACCACTCCAAAAGATACTGCCCCCCAAAAAACAGAAAAATCAGTAGTTAAATAGTTATTGCAATCGTAATCTATACTCTCTTGTAACGCTGGGTACAGCCCTATGTTATAGGAGAGTATTATGCCTTTTTATAAAACTGCACAAACCCCCATTGTTAGTGTCTACCAAGCTTCTGGAAGATTCAATAAACGAGCAGCACAAAATGCAGATATGACGGAGCAGGAAGATGAGGCTGTAAAAACTGCTTTGAACATCTTGTCTAAGGATGTACTCAAGGCTGTATCCAAAGTTTATAATATATCTGAAAACATTAATGATTATATCTTCCCAGTTCCTCGGGCGGTAACTGCAGATGAACCGAACAATAACGGGGATAATTTTAGGCATGATGAACTTATTAGGTTTTCCCCAAACCACCGTTGTTTAGTCTTTCAGACATTCCGGAATGATCCATTGCATGTAGAGCACGCTGCAGAGGATCCTAAAACTGCTCGTGGATATATTCCTGATGCACATTATGTTACATCCAGAGATAAAGATAAACATGTACTGACCATTGTGGCAATGGACACTACCAAGGATATGCCCTTAGCAGAAGGATTACTCAGTGGTGAGATCGATACATTTTCCATGGGCTGTATTTGTGATCAAGTGAGATGTAGCTACAGTAAATGTGCTCATCCCATTGCAAATTCTGATCGTGATTTGTGCGATCATTTGAAGTGGTATAAGATGTCTACGATTGATGGAGAACTTATCTATGAAGATTGTTTAGGTGTAGAATATCAAGAGCTATCGGTTGTAGGTAACCCAGCCGACCCAAAAGCTAAAACACAAGCGCTGCTTAAATATGCAACCAGAAAAGCCCAAATTGGGCAGTCTCGTGCTGCATTTAGTTTACTTTCTACATTGATTACTGAATCAGATCAAGTTGAAGTAGCTAGATTCTTTAGTAAAAATGCTGGGAAGCTTCCTGAATCTATGTTAAGATTAGCGGATAAATTACTATAAACTATCCCCCTAACAGAAGTTTAACAATTTTTCATTTGAAATATATCCTAATAGATAAGGAGTTGTTGAAATGCATGGACTTCGTGCTCGTATAGCAAAAAAAGCTACAAGGCTGGTGAAAGCACAAGCAGTTCCCCCTGGTGCCCCTCCTGCACCAGCCCCTGCAGCCCCTCCAGCACTTGGGGCACCTCCTCCTGCCCCTGGAGGGGCACCGATGGCTCCTCGGCCACCTGGAAGGCCCCCAATGGGTGCACCTCCCGGTGCCCCTGGTGTTCCAGGAGCACCTAAGCCCAAAGAAGAAATAGAACAAGACGTTGAGAAGGATATTCGCAAACAGAAGGAAAGTGAAACTAAGATTAATGACTTAGATGAAAAAGTAACCGCCATTGGCGATCAAATGGAAGGGCTAACTAAATCTATAAATAAGTTAGTCAATACTATGCAGAAGGGTACTGGGGAGCCAACAGATTTTGAAAAGAAACTTGATGAAGTTAAAGATGAAGAAGATGGGTTGTCATCTTCTGAATTTGGTTTAGGGAACACTGACGACAGTCTTATCGTAAGTAAGGAGGGACATACAATGTCCATTGATAAAGCAAAACTTAGAAAAGCTCGTAAAGATCGGCTGCAAGCAAAGGAACTAACCTTTGAACTGAAGGAAATGCCCAACAAAAAGTATAAGCAACAGGTGCCCGCCCCAACTATCACTAAGCTAAAAGATGAGCCGGAAGATTGGGGACAGTATAGGCTGAAGGCATCCAACATGGCGATGGATCTTAATGCATCTGGGGATGAGTGGACAGTTGTGGACAAGCACACTGATCAAGTTTTCTACACAATTAAACCAACTGCTGACACTAAGGAAATTTTTTCAACGAGAGAATTTGCGGAAGCGGTTATTAACGATGTCCGTGTATTAGGATTGGAAGCAGCCATGGATAAGTACGCGGCACTTCCTATGGAGTTTTTGAAGAAAAAGAAGGAAGAAGATGGCGGCGATGCTGCTGATGAGGGGTTAGGCATGGGCAAGGATAAGCTCAGGTTTAAGCCCAAGCCTAAAATGCAGATGAAGCCCAAAGAAGACAAAAAAATGCCTCCTTTCCTCAAGAAAAAGAAAGAGGAGCTTCCAGGAGATATGGACGAGGAGGCATGTGGGATGTCTGCGAAGCAGGCACAGGAACAAGAGGATTCTGGATCCACTGAAGGCGAAGCTGTTGAAACTGAAGCGGTCGAGACTGAGGCTACTGAAGCTGCCGAGGCTATCGAGACTGAGGCTGTCGAAGAGGAAGCTGCCGAAGAATCGCAGGAAGCTACTGCCTCGTTATCAGATATTCAACGTAGATTTGTTCGGGCTTTCAGACTGGCATTGTCTGCCCAGCAAAAGAATCTGACTGATAACCCACTCAAAGCAGCGTGGTATGCAACTCTCAAGAGTCTGGATGTTCCTAACCCAGAGAAGGTTATCGAAGCCACCTTTGCACGTGCTGCAGCCGAGCATTTTGAAGTTGCACTCATCAAGACTGCTGAGTTTCTTGATATGAGTGATGAAGCGTTTGTTGAAATGGAAGCACAGATTGGTGAGTTACGCACACAGCCACCCAAAACTGCTGCTGAAGTAGAAACAGAAACGTATCATGAGAAAGCTGCGGCACTTCGTTTACGCGCCCATAATGCATCATTGCCGCTTTCTACAGCTAGTTCGGCAGATCCTACGAACTTTGCTGATCAGATTCAAAGTGCATTGCCTAAACCAAGGCTGCATGGAGTAAATCGATTGATGTAAACTTTTGTTTTTATAACGAACCGGAAAGACGGAAAAAGTAACTAAAGGAGACAGTAAAATGTTAGACAAAAAAAGAGGCTATGCATATGATCGCCCGTTCTATGATGTAGACACTAACGTACAGATTTGGGCAGGTATGGTTGCCTTCCTGACAACCAATGCTGCAGGGCTAATTGTAGCGACCACTGCAGCTAGTGGAACCGTTCCTATCGGAACCTTCTGGAAAGATAGTGCCCTGACCTATATTCGCACTGCTATCGAGAGCGGGACGTTTAATGTCGGTGGCACAATCAATCTAAAGAAGGGTAATGTAGTGGGCACCGGATTTATCAAAGTGACAAATTCGGCTGGTACGACAGTATATACCCAGGGAGTTGATTACACCGTATCAACGACAAACGGAGTTGTTACGCGGTTGGGTGGCGGCGCGATTGCTGCGCTAGCTACCGTGCTTGTATGGTATTCATACAATCTACAGACCACACAAGTGTATTGGGACAATGTTTCAACAGGCTATACTGCTGCAGGCCAGAACTATGATAGGCAACCTGACGATACCCTTGGTTCTGGTAAAATTACAGTCGCTGAAGGTGATGCAAAGGTATACACCGATCAGTATGATGTAAATCAGACTTACACACTGAATGCAGCGTTATATTCAGATACAGCTAGTCTGTGGACCCCCATTGCTGGTGTAACTCCTATGTGCGGACGTGTGCGCAGCGTTCCATCTGCGAATGATCCGTACTTGGGGATACAGCAACTCACGGTGTAGTTGTATAAGGCAACGTAGCCGGAAGGCTTAATTTAACCATTTGTTTGAGGAGAATGACTATGAAGTTCAATCCGTACAACAGCAAGAAAGCTTCCGGTACAACGTTAGATCGTAAAACCGGACAAGAATTCAACCCAATGAACATGGGCAAAGTTGGTAAGTCTGGCAGTATGCAGCTTTCAGCCGCTGAGCACATGTTCGACAACCGAGGCCAAATTAACGCCTCTAACAACGGCGAAGTGCTTGAAAAGATCAAGCATCTCCTGGATGGTATGGCTGATGGTACCTACGATGTAGAACGTACTGCATCGTATGCTGGTGAGGGAATGAGTGGGATGGAGAATGACGCTATTCTCCGTGAAGCTTTTTCCGATCCATCCAGTGAGGGCTTCCGTCAGGTCGGTCAGGGCCTCTTGAACCCAATCAAAGAGGTTATCGACTATGAGGGCCTTGCTCGGAAAGTCTTTGCACCCCGCACAGTAAAAGCCGGGGAAGTTGTGAGATATGACAAGGATGTATATATCAAAGCGTGGGTGATTGCAGAGGATGGACAGACTCCGCAGTCTACCGTTGAAGGTCGCTATATATATCCGCCTGAGTTTGAAGTGACGGCATATCCTACAATTGAAATCAAAGACAAATACCGTGCGCAGTATGATATTCTAGCTCGTGTGCAGGACCGTGCTCGTATGAGCATCGAATATCAAGAGGACTTGGCGCTTATGAGTCTGCTCTCCGCAGGCGCTAATGCAGTCAATACGACTACCTTTTTCGCCACTTTGAACTTGGCGGCACTGGAAGGTATTCGTTATCAGATTGAGCAGCACCGTCTGATCTGTGATAAGTTTATCATTCACCGTCAAGAAGTATCTGACTTGGTGAATACACTGTCAACTCAGGTGGACCCTGTAACCCGGCGTGAATTGATCATGGCAGGATATATCGGTACAGTGCTGAATGCTATGATTATCACAACTGCAGGTACTCAGACATTTGAGATTCTGCAGCCTGGTAGCGTTACGGCAGTTACTGCCCCAGAATACCTGGGTGGTATGCCTATCCGTGTTGAGTTGTTCTCTGAGCCCGTGAACTCGTTCATGGAAGGTCGTCCGCGTCAGGGATGGTTCTGGTACGAACTGATTGCTCAGGTGCTTGCGAACCCTGCAGGTGTGGCAATCGGCCAGAAGCTGTAAGCAGGTAGCGGTTATTCGATAGCTTAGCATGTAGCCACCTGGAGTTTCCCAGGTGGTCTACTTGCGTAAACAACATCTGAAAAGGAGATTGAAATGAAGTTTGATAGAAATGCAGCCCGGAGTCAGTTAGATTTAGCTGCAAACGAATTGGAAGGCGCTGGGTTTGCCGATTTAGCAGAAAAGGTAGATTACTATGCTTATCGGTTGGTGCAAGCAAGCCCAAGCGAAATCCCCTTGGTAAAGCGGGCACTTTCCAGAATTCAGCAAGAAGCCAAGAAACGTCTAGCGACGCTTCAGGAAGATCAACCAAGCGCAAAAGCAGCTAAGGCAAAAGCTGCCACTTTACATTCACGGCGTTCAGCAGATGCTCGCAAAGAAACCTTGAAGAGACGCCTAAAAACAATCGTTGCCAAAAGAAAACAGGCAATGGAAAAGTTGGAAACTTTACGGTCTGCCAGGCAGGCACGTAGAAGCGGAAAAGATGAGAGAAGGAACTCTAGGCAGAAGCGAATTTCAAAGACTAAGTAAGTCTCCTGTCTATCTCAGGGTTGGGCAGTGTGACTTGGAAGGCCACGACATTAGTCGCGGCCTTTCTTCTTTATAAACACGTTGTCGTAACAGAAGTTAAGTTTTTTAGCTGGTATAGAATAAAATATAAGAGAAATTGGATGGTGATCTAATAGTGGGTCGCCACCACGAAACGAAAAGGAGAAAGTAAAATGGCTACCAAGGAAAAGAAAGTGACAGCACGCGCCCGTAGACTTACCCTGCAGAACCTCATCGCTGAAGGTGCGGAGATATGGGTAATCAACAGATCTGGAGAGATCACAGGGAGAGAATCCGGAAATATAGTGTTTCAGGTAGGGTCTGGGACTATTACAGACTGGGTTGTTATTCCTCCTGGAAAAGATCCTGTGTGCCTGACCGACCAAGTTACCCCTAAGCTTCTAGCTGATTGTATGGACCTATTCAAACTAGTTAAATCAGAAGCTCTGGAATTATTGGATCCTGTAAATGCGGAACAGTATTACAAGAAGAATAAGTCTCGTAAGGCTATTGTAGAGGACAAGATTAACAAGTTTACTAAAATGACACCCCCTGATGCCCGGGCAAGAAAAGCATCATCGGCAAGTGTACAGATCAATCCCAAGCTGGGAGATATTTGCTTGAAGTCCAAGCACGCTGCGATGTCGGAGCATGAAGCGTTAGAGCGCCTCATGGAGCAGGAGGCGGTGCTGACAATGGATGATTATAACTATCTGATGATGAATGGTATTTATAATGGAGTGAAACGCTGGGCGAAAGTTCAACAGACCAGACTTTTAAACACTGAGATGGCCGATATGGATAAGAATGATCCAGTGGAAGCAGCGCTGAATAAGTAAAGTTGATTGCATGGAGGGGGATTTTATCCCCCTCCTGTTTGAAAACGAGGAGAGCGTAAAATGCCATTGCTTACGGCAGAGAAGCACCAATGGACTAAACAACCCCCCTACAATTTTTATCATTTTCCTGATGAGCATAGGGCTGGTTGGCAGGTGTTCTGGAAAGAAATGGATGGTGACCTCGATAAGATATTAGAGTTTGCAAAAAAGGCAGACATCGAGTGCCCCGCTGAGTGGTATGAAAGTCTCCATAGATTTTTATTTCTAACTTTTGCTGGGAATGTAAAACTCCTGAAGTGTGGTGCAGATACATCTTTTGGTACCTTCCTGCAAAAGGTGCGAGACAATCACTTTAATAACCCTAAGAACAAGCAGTGGTATACCGTTAGAGGAATCACACAAACTAATTTTATTGCTATGTTGGAGCGTGCCACAGATATTAAAGATATTCGACAAGCAGTGGGATTTGTAAATGCTCGTGTGAAGGATCTAGGATTTTTCCTTTACAGTGAGTTTATCTTATCGAAGACTAAAGGTAAGAGTGAAATCAAAAGTGTTGCATCTGAGTTAAACAGGAAAGCTTATGATATAGAGAGTGCTGCTATTGGGTGTTCCCCGCTCAATATTTTGGCAGCAGGTGACACAGTGTATCATACCTTATTTCCTGACGACGAATTCAGGATTACAGAAATTGTCCGGGATGATACTGATAAGATTAATATGCTCGTAACCCAGGATCAGAATGGAAAGATAGCATTTATTACTGATTTCTGGAATGTAGCGCAGATACCTATGGGGCAACCGACTGCTCCGACTCCTCCTACGAACACAACTGCCCCAACAGACACAGCAACAGACCCAGATGTAAATGGCCTGCTAAATATAGAAGATTACAATGAATTTATTAATACATTGGAGCAGCAAACACAACAGAATCAAAACTTAGTTCCACAGCGTGAGACAATTATACAACAGTGGCAACAGCGACACCCAGGTACACAAACAGTAACATTTTAGAAATAAAATTAACATGGAAATTAATCAGTTTGTCACGAATGATTTGAGTCTTACGGCGTATATTGTTATGCGAGGTTGTAAATTGATTAATGCTAGACAACTAGGAAAGACATACAAGTTTACATTGGACTTAGGAGAACATACCGCTCCACGTATGCAAGCGGAGTATATAAACTCTGAATCACGTAGGTTTGATGCTGCAGTTCGTGATTTGAAAAAGATAATGTTTAGCGGGGTGTAAAATGACTAGAAGAGTAAAAGCATATGAACTTAACGAGGTTGTTAAGATGTTAGGTTCTCTACAGGAAACAACAGAAGATATAGCTCATCGGTTGGGGGTCGTGTATGATTTAGGACCCGAATTAGAGAATCGTGAGATTGGGGAACTTGGTGGAATTTTAGAGGCCGTGAATGATGTAATTGATGACTTCTACTATGAACTGATACAGTACATGGATGGCACGGGGATTGAAGAAGAAGTAGAAGAATTGCAAGTGGAAAATCCCATGGGACAATTCATGGAAGAGAACCTTGAATGGGAGGAAGAACCCGAAGAGGAACCATATATGCTCGATGAGGAAGAGGAAGAAGAACCAGAATTTCTGCAGCAGGAGTAGGCTTTGCCGAATAATTCATTCACAGATTTTGATGTATTGAGAACAGGAACTACTGAGTTACTTACAACGTTTGTGCGAGATCCAAAAACTGAGGAGCTTGTAGATGTTGTAGGTACCAGTACGTTTAACCTGACTGACATAGAAGGCGATGTAGTAAAATTCACGACTACATTTAATGCTGCTGGGGGAATAGGGATTACCCGTGCGTCTGCTGGAGTTTACCAGTATTCTTTTGATACTAGTGCATATCCCGGTGAATATATAGCCTCATGGAGATGTGTGCTTAATGGTGAGGTAGTTACAAACAATATATTTGTAAAAAGCGCTCCGTCTAAATTGTTCGCAAGAGCCGCAGCGTTGCGAGTTCAGGTCGATAAAGCAAGAAAATCCATATCTGATGATATTGAGAATATGGATAAGCCAGAGTTTGAACCTGCTGTAAAGTTTTTTTATGGATATACAGATGCCCATCTTATTTACTATCTTGAGCGCGGGGCACAATTTATAAATCTTATTCCTCCCTATACAGCGTTCAATCCAGTTACCTTTCCGTGGGCACAATATGGAATGATACTCACTGATTCCGCAGTAATAGCTGCGTTAGAGTCGCAGGGTATTTTCGCCATTGATACTGATTATAACTATTCACTGGGTGGAAACAGCTTAGTTATAGATCACTGGTCAAAGATTTCTGGTATGCTTGGTATTTTAATCGGCAGATTCGATAAGAGTGTAATGCAATTTAAACAGCAATTCAGATCAAAAGGTATGGTTATGTTTCAGTGGATGCCTGGAGGAGTTAGGGCCGCTCGCCAGTTGTCAGCCATGCCGTCCGGCTTCTGGAGTCGCATGCTTTCCTCTGCTTTTGTCTGATAAATCAACAACTTACAATTTTTCTCAAAAAAGTGACCGAAAACCCTTGACAACATGAATTTCTGTGTTATACTCT